TTCGTAGCACATACTAGTAGTCAACGAATACATCGCCGAGATTTCTTTGACAGCGAGGTCCTTTACCTTGCCGTTAAGAATGTCAGTCGGGTTGGGCAGTTTACCTGCAATCTTGCGATGCGCCATAAATTTGACTGCAAGACCCTCGCCTACAGCACCTGCGATTAGATTGAACATGGTATCGTTATCGATATCTTCTTCATCATCAAGCAGTTCGCTAACGAATGTCCAACTACGGGGCGTAGCGAATGCTCGGCTAGACGATTTGTTATCAAAGTCGTACAAGTCATTCTTAGCAAACGACAAGTAACCAACAACGTCAGTATTGATGCCATTGATAACAGCCCAGTTCTGCCATGATGTAAAGTCGGCTCGCATTTCCAAGTGAATGAAACGATTAGCGAGGGGCATCGGCATGCGATACGTGACACCTTTATCACTTTCACGATTACCTGCGGCAACGATAACAACGTTATCAGGCAACTTGTACTTGCCTACAGCACGATTAAGTGTCAACTGATAACCTGCTGCCTGTACAGCAGGTGCCGCACTATTCATCTCATCGAGGAACAACACGATGATCGGGTACTGATCAGCAAGTGCCTGATCGGGAAGATCGACCGGGGGAGCCCACTCCATGCGATTGCTTTCTTTATTATAGTATGGGATACCGCGCAAGTCAGTAGGTTCCATCTGCGCCATGCGCAAGTCGATCATAAGACCGCCTAGTTCAGTAGTGATATCTTGAACAACTTCACTTTTACCGATGCCGGGCGGGCCCCAAAGAAAGATCGGGCGCTTAGATTTAAACGCTTTGAGAATTGCCTTGCGGGCTTGAACAGATGTAACTGTCAGATTGTCAGAAATAGCCATGTGAGAGTCTCCTTAAATAAACAATATGTGTATCTTACACGATTGAAAAACAAATGTCAAGCCTTGTAGTAGTCATAACTACGAATTTTACTTTGCCGATTTGTGTGGCTTTCGTTAAACTTGATTTCATAGCCACGATCACGCAATGCAGTAATCAATATTGAGAGGTCACAGTCTTCCTCGAGGAAAGCATTTGACCCATTTTGATAACTATATGTTGAAATCTTATCCGCGATACCAAGTGTAGTAAGGCGTGATTTTGGGAAACGTGCCCAAGCATGGCCCGGGTCTGCGAAAACTTTGATACTGATCGTCTTAGCCATTTATTGCTCCGTGAATCGACTATATGTATATTATGAACCCAATCGATGCAAATGTCAAGCCTTTTTTAAGGCATCGTAAGTTGTTGATTTATATAGGGTTTTTACTCTGATAACTTAGCAATAAGTATCAGTTTTTCCAAATAGTCTATGGATTTATGTAGATTTTCTAAAGGTCGTTCTACTAGACTAGACTTATGAGATTGCCGGGCTACAACCTCTGCGCTACTTAATTCTGCTACCTGATCTTCTATGTTCTTGAGAAATTTTCTTAGGTCGCTATTGTAGTTGATAGTCTTAAGTTGCCGGCGCAGTTGATCTACAACTTTACCGGCTTCAAGTGCCGTTTGAAAGCGGCGCTCCATATCACTTAAGTCCCATCTCCTTGCGGATTTTTGTTGCGCTGATTGAATGTGTAGCATCATCGAATGTCTCTTGCTCAATCTTGTAACCTACGTCACGTCCATATGTGATGTTCACAATATTTGGAACAATTTGTATTTCATATTGACCTTGATATAGCATATCCAAGTCGCGCTTAATATAACTCTTTACTTGGTCAATTGCAAATGGATTGGAACCCTGCCAACCTTGACAGTCACGTATCTGTATAACTACTTGACCTGTCTTAGCGATAGCACGTTCAAATAATTTACGATGGCCTGCGTGCCATGGTTGCCAACGACCTAACATTTGTACTGTTTCTTTTTGCCAATCGAATGTTGGCCTACGTCTATTGTCTATAATGTGTGCGGCAATAAACTCTCCCCATTTTTCTGCTTTCTGTTCAGTGATTCTAAAATCATAAACATCTGGCGGTATGAATGCTTTGTTAGTGTCATCAAAACGACCCTTGTCAATCGTATCAACCCATACTGTCCAATCTGCCTTGAAGTTGTTACGCATTTCAACTAATGGAGCAACAAAGTCACAGATAACATAATCATATTCTGTCATTGAATCTGCTAGTTCACGCATACGCAAACTTTGTCTGATTCGCCCTTCGTGGCTGAAGTCCCAATCGTTATATTTCTTTCTAACATCATCAGCATTTAACCAACCTACCTTTGTCTTAGTAACTGGTGTTAGAGATAGTTCGTTTATTTTATATGAATCTTCTAAATGTTCCAGTATGTGTTGTGCTAGATATGTCTTACCTGATCCTGGTAGACCCATGATTAGTATTCTTTGTGCGGTCATGATTATCCTTTGTTAAACTTTGCCGTTTGTTTTTGCTTGAGGCGGAATGCCTGCTCTGCTTGTGAGCCAACTAAACGCTTTTGCGTTCTTTTTGATACTATCAGGCTTCACATCTATAGTTAGTGCTGTTTTGAAGCGCGGATCATTTTTTTCTTTTTTGCTAGGGATATAACCGCTTGCTTCTACCACACCTTGCTCTTGCATTTTTCTAGAAACGATACCTTTATTTTTTATTGGTTTTTCATTATCCCATCGCACTGGATTAATCATTGGATACAGATATTTTGTACCATCACTATCAATATCGAATTTACTACCTTGTGGGACTAGATGTTGTTTTCTAAGTCTATTGAACTTTTCTGCATCTACTACTATGGGTTCACCTATAGTCACTTGTCCAATCGCAACTGCAGGGCCATTGCCAGTTCTAACAATTCCAACTGTTTTACCCACGTATGGTCTAAGACTGTCAGTTTTTCTAGATTCGTATTTCTTTTTCCCGTCAACTATCAAACTAGCATAATCAATGTCACCGTCACTTCTTACATTGATCCCAATGGTTGGGATATTGTTACTAGAATCTTCTGCTACATCTTTCTTTATCTTACTTAATTCATATATAACCTTGTTACCCGCATCAGCACGGAAAGCACGGAAACCCCATGCCCTTGCATAACGCTGTACTAAACTGTCATATAGTCTTGCTCTGCTTTGTGATTTCTGACCATCATCCACTTCTTTGCTCGCTGAAAAGATTACTTTGTTAGGTTTATACTTTTTAATGAATTTTTGAATTGCACTTAGTACAGTAGCAAATACACGCTGTTGATCACCTTCACCTGTTACTTCTTGGCTATTGTTTCTAAAGAACTCAACATTCCATGCTTCTTCTTTGTCTTGGTTATATCCCTTGTTGAACATGATACTTAGATAAGTGCCATCATCTAATTTAGCATATGCGTCAACATCACCGTAATCACCTGCTTCCCACTTAAGTCTATAGGGTTGGTCAAATGCTTCATTAACTTGCTGTTGTGCTTTATACCATTCAAAGGCAACATCTGACAATTCTCTTGCCCCTCTTGTTCTATAGGATTTTATTTTATCTTCTAATTCTTGACTGTATTTTTTACCAATGAATGGTTTGAAATCAGGGCCGGCGGCATATTCCTTGCACTTCTGTCTAACTTTACTGCCATCTGGATCATACTTTTGCCATATTCTATTGCTGGTCAATTCCATATCTATTTCATCAAATAGCCACTGAGCAATACGAGCAGGTGTAACTACTTTTGATTCTTTACGATTAGCAATGGTCTTATGTTGTTTGATGATTCTTGGATCTAATATAACACCTTGCGTTGGTTCATTATAAGCAATCCATCCATTGCCCGGATCAAATACGCTAGTAAAACCTAATTCACGCAATACTTTATTCCAACGAATGATAGTAGTTTCGTCACCTTTGTCTAGTCTGCTTAAACAATCATAAATGAACCAATATGGCGTACCATCGTATTCTGGGTCATCAATTGCTTGTTGAATTACTTCTTCTGGACAATACTGAAGTAATGCTTGTTTTAGTTTAGCAGGGTCAACTTTTGTTTGTTCTGTCATTTCACCTGAACGGTCATATTGAAACAACTGAATATAAGGATAGTCATTGCCCCATGGTAAAGGTCTGCGGCTTTTAATCATGCCCAACACATAATTCAATGGATAGAAGTATACACCTTTAGGTGTGTCTTCACTAATGCCTACTTGCGGGTTGATACCTAACTTAGGCTCACTAGTCATACTGATAGCCCAGTTCTCAGGATCATCAATAGTTTTAGCAATATCCTCTAACTCTTTCATACCTGACTCTGCCTTGACATTTTGTTCTGGATTACTTCTTGCTTCACCTACATTGTATGCGAGGCTTAACTCCTTGCTATGTAATTCTTGTTTCAAATCCCATAGTGCTTTAAACAAGCCGTGTTTTCTTATTGCTTTGAACGCTAGATTCTCAGGACCAAATTCACCCGTTTGATCTAATCCTGATTTGCGATATCTCTTAATGATATCTAGTACACGCTCTACGTCTTTTAGGCTTTTAGTCTTTAATGCTAATTCGATCAACTCACCTAGTTTCTCATACTTTGCTCTGGTCCTGTCTTGATCAAAGTTGGCTTTACGTCTGACAGGAACTCTAGTCCAATCTTTCTTAAGTAAACTATATTCACCTAGACTATGATGCGGTTGTTCACTATCCTGAACATATAATTCTACGGGTATACCACGTATTTTTAGATCATGTGAATTATTGTATTCATTCTTTTTCGCATTGAACAACTCACGATAAACCTCATCATTAGATAGTTTATCCATGTCTACAAGTATATGCAGGTCTATGTCGCTATGCGGAGTGTATGAGTAGGCCGCGTTACTACCGCTTATAGTAATATCCTCTACCTTGAGTTTTCCTATACCTAGTTCGGACATGAAGTCTTCAGCCATAGCCATGAGTTTGTCATAGACTACCGGATCTAAGTCGTCCCCGATCCAAAGTTTAGGGTTAAGTTCGCTGTGAAATTTCACTGCATCAGCAAGTCTAAATGATTCAAGTTCTTTTATGTCCATGCATGTATTTAGTTAAAAAGAAAGGCCCCTAAAGGCCTTTCCCGACTATTGGTTACAAGGTTGTCAACCCCGGCTTAGCCTCAAGCGGCTAGAGCATATACGCTATCGTTTGCGTTTACTTTGTTTGCTTCTACGGCCGAGTTCCCCCAACCCTAACGGCTTCTGCTTTGCCGAGCTGTCCACTTACTTACTCTTCACCCTGTCGAAACCATGTCCGGCCCATCATAAAAGTACTATTGCAAAAACTAATAAAATCACACCTAGACCAAATAACCATTTTACTATGTCGTCATTCATATAATCCCTTTATGGTGGACCGGGCGGGAATCGAACCCGCGTCCAGAATGCCTTTCGGCTCACTTCATACAGCAATATCTTCACTCTATATATGCAATACCATCTTCGATACGCATAATACCTTCACACGCCACATTCCATTTTACTACACCGTTTTCCATAGTAGACTCCCCGTACATGGGAACTCTGATTTCGAAATTTTTGACAAGGTGCTCAACACCATTTTCAAAAACTCTCCATACTAGATCGGAATCACCGTGTTTAGTATTAAATCGAACGTGATATTTCATTCTCTACAAATCTTTAATATATAAGTCCATAAGCAACACACCACACCTCTAATAATAACTTATAACCCACATAAGATGCTAAAAGGGCGAATAACGCTTTATAAACTAACTCTTTAATATCTATCATATAAACTCTATCAAACTATTAGTATTTATCGGGTATGACTGGTCGTTCTTTCTAAAGACCCATATAGGCTCTACAAATATGCTATTTTTACTAGCATTGACAATAGCATGTGGTCGAGCCTGCATACGCATACCTATCTTGCCAAGATAGTATGCATTATTATAAGTCAGTATATCATCTACCATGTCATCACATAGGTTCAATCTCACACCTTTGTTAGTTCTTGGTTCAATGATATTGATCATCATATATCCATCGTCGGTCAATGTGTCCCATACCATGCGATTTACTTTGAAAAAGAAGTCATGCTTCCAACTCTCAAAGGTCGGATAGCGGCTCCAACTCTGTGTTGAACTATTATTACTGGCATAACGCTCAGTCTCAAAATAAGGAGGACTCGTAAAATAAAAGTCAAACGTATTCGCATACTGATTCCAATCGACATCTTCGCTAGGAAGATTGTATATGATGACATGCTTAGTGCCGATACAGATGAAGTGATCACCGTTATCACGCAATATAGGATTACTACATCCTAATATTTTTTCATATTCAACACATTGATCTTTATATGTGTTATATACTTCAGGATTAGGATCACAACCTACATATAATTCTGTAGATTTCGTAGCATAGAAGCCCGCCAATCTATCTCCCCAACCACAACTAGTGTCTAATACTTTACGTGCGTTGTGCTTTTCATACAATGCCTTAGCCACATTAGGTTTGAATTGTGTAGCAGTATATGTACCAATACGAAATGCGCTACGGAAAGTGTTCTCGCAAACGTCACTCTTTCCCAATGTGCCTAGTCGCCAGAAGTGCCAATTCATATCGTCAAGTAACTTGCGGCTATGCCATATATCCCATGGACTGCTACATTGATTGCTTCCACATTTCATGCGATTTTCTTGTTGGAAGTAATTGCTTACGCTGTTGTATGTGTGTGATTTATCAATCACGCCCAAAGGCTTGTCTGTATATTTGTATTTGTAGTCTGCACGTTCAAATACATCAGAAGGATTAGGATACTTATATTGATCTAACATACTAGTTTTAATGAACCTATCGAACAGTTCAATCATTTCTGTATGACCAATCTGCTTGCTAGGAAATGGTAGATTGTTAGATACGATATAATCTGTGAGACTATCCTTGATATCTCTTTTACCATATTGCTGTATGAAGTTGCGCCATTCACTATTAGGCACATGTGGTATACCGCGGCTATCTTGGTATTGTTTGAAATAATTAAGAATATCTGGTATGATCATCTTATGATTCTAACAGATATGTAGACGTTTGTAAAGTCACTTTGGATATATGTCTGGTTCATCTCTAGCACCTGCAGTGTGCCTTGATCCTACTTAAGCCATCGCTGTGCGACAAACCTTACACCAGAAGGTAGGGCGGCTGTGATTATTTATACTTTTTCTTATAGAACTCTTTTAACCAAGCCCATTCATATGACTTCTTGAGTTCTTCGATATCGCCTGTGACACTATCATAATACTCTACAGCATCTTGTGCGCCTTGTATACAATCTTGGGCAAAGTCACCTTCTGCTATAGTGAGCCATGCATTCAATCGTTGTTCCGCAACTTCACTATAATCACTCTTTAGTTTGATCACTTCACGGAAGGCTGTGCGCCAAGTACTGTATGGATCAGTATTAAACGTAGCGACCCCGCTTAGTAGATCAACACTCTCATGTGGATCATCAAGCGTAAAGTCAAGACCCTTACCTGTGTTAGCAAGTGTTAGTTTCTTGTTATATGCGATCATCGCTTGGTGACCATATACAAGTTTATTCAATGGGTTAGTCGCATTAAAGATATAATGCTTGGGTATCTGCAATCTATCTGGTTGCCAGTTCCAGTCAAACTTGTTATTGACTTTGAGTTTAGCGAACACAGTGAACGCCCAAGGTGTCTCGCTTGCTTCTAATGCCGCATGATAGCCTTGAACACGACCATCTACGCCGTCTACACGAACGACACGATTGCCTAGACCTTTAGTGACTGCTAATAAGTGTTCATAATTTTCGTCTGCGCACAATTCGCCGTTGCTGAGAAATACGATGTCAA